ACAACCTTTGGGTCGAAAAGTATAGGCCACGGACGCTAGCTGATTTAGTTTTATCGGATACTAATAGAAAGTATTTCGAATCTATTGAAGACGAGATACCCAATCTGCTCTTTGTAGGTACACCAGGTCTTGGTAAACTACATTAGCTAGAATTCTCATTGAGGATATCTTAAAGTGTCAGTATCTGTATATTAACGCATCAGACGAGAATGGTATCGATACTATTCGCTCAAAGGTTGTTGGCTTTAGTCAGACCAAGTCACTTACTGGTGGTATTAAGGTAGTTATACTTGATGAGGCTGACGGTATAACTATCGACGGTCAACGTGCTCTACGTAATACTATGGAAGAGTATAGCGGGCAGACTCGCTTTATTCTAACTGCAAACTATAAGCATAAGATCATACCGGCTATTCAGAGCCGTGCTCAATCCTTCGACCTTAATCCACCGTTTGATGATGTGTTAAAACGTATTGTTAGCGTTATAAAGTCTGAAGACATTAAGATCGATGATGACCAGAAGACTAACTTTGTAAATGTAATTAAACAGAACTATCCTGATATTCGTAAGATTATTAACGCGGTGCAGAAAGCGTGTATCAATGGTGATTTTAATATCGATATCGCTCTAGATAGTAAAGAGCTTGTCGATAGGATACATACTGACGTACAAGGTAGTGACGTGATGGGACTACGCAAGTATCTGATCGAGAATGAAAATGAGTTTCAAGGTGACTATCATAATCTCATGAAGCAGTACTTGAACTTTGTATATTCAAGTACTCTCCATGACGATAAGAAGCGAGAATATATTCTCGTGCTTAGTGATTATATGTATAAAGATGTCTTTGTACTAGACAAAGAAATTAACGCATTTGCCTGCTGGGTAGCATTAAGCAAGATTTAGGACATATACTGTGCAGTATAGTTCTCATTAACCGCCGGAGACGGTGTAGCTGGCTTTGAGGGTATCTTAGTGTTCTTCTTAGCTAGCGAACGCTCAGATTTTTTAAGACTATCGCCCTGCTGGGTCATCGTTTGCTGCTGCTCTTCATTTTCCTCAGCTTCGACAGGATCAATTTGAACCTTGTTATCGTACTTAACTGAGTCAGGTACTGGAGCACTTCCAAAATCAGCTCCATGACCACCATCGTCAGCAACTAGTATACCCATGGGAACAGTTACTGAATTCTGATTATCGTATAGGCCGTTAGTAAGCTCAATAGCTACTGTAGCGATGAAAGAATCTCCTCTGTTGTCCTCATTACCTGGCGCGGAGCTAGGGTACTTGGTTTTAATATTAATTACCTTTTTATTAAGGTCTGTATCCTTGAACATCTTTTCAATATGGTCCTGGACTGCTTTGGGTAATTTTGCAAAGCCTTCATGAGACTTGTAACCGTCTACTAACTGAACTCTATCACCAGTCAGGATACCACCGTTAGTCATTCTCTCTATAGTTGCTTCGATAAGATTTAGAAATTTGTTCGCCATATTATTATTTATGGTTTCGAGTTAATAATTCCATAGCTTAAATAATATATACAATGGCCGAGATTAACTTAAACATACTAACACAAGCTCAACCACAGAAAGCGAATAAAGTTATTTATAATGACCTTAGACTAGATTTAGTTTTAGGGTTTACAAATAACAACCCGCTTGATAAAGCTAAAGAAGTTAGAGACATTCTAGATGATGTAAATGTCGAGGCAATACAAAACTCATTTATTAATCTTATAACAACATCACCTGGCGAGAAGCCACTCAACCCCACATTTGGTATCAATTTCGGTGACCTTCTTTTTTTACCGGTAACAGAAGAACGAGCTGATGCTATTGGTACAGGTATTATTGATAATGTAGCGGCAAATGAGCCACGGGTGAACATTATTAACCTGACAATAACACCAGATATTGAGAATCATAGTTACATATGCAACTTCACATACAGTATTCCTAGATTTAAAGGCGCTAAATTTAATCTAACCGGTAATTTGTCTCGTTCCGGGTTTTCCGTTTAATTAATGTTTTTTATTCATAAATAAATATATGGCGGATAATACTGACTTTACTTTACCGAAGAACGCGTATGCGACTTTCGATGCTCTAACTTTAAAGGGTTTAATTAAGGACCGTTTAAGAGAAGGTGGTACCTTTACTGACCAAGATTTTGAAGGTAGTAACCTATCTGCTATTATTGATATCATCGCCCTGTCGTATCACCTTTCACTATTCTATCTTAACCAGACCTCTGCTGAATCTTTATTCAACGAAGCCACTGTTTTTGAGAATATTAACAGGATTACTAAGCTTATAGGGTACAAGCCTACCGGTTACAAAACAGGAGTACTGTCCTTTGAAGCAGAAGCTAGCAGTAGGTTACCGGTAAACATATATACCATAAAGAGGTACTCGTATTTTACAGTCGATGGCACTGACTTCTCATTTATCAGTGATGCAACATTTAGTAAGACTAATATCGCAGATGAGAACCTATCTACACTGTCTGACAATACCCTACTGTATCAAGGGAAGTATGTAGAGCACCCGGTCATTAGGGCTATTGGCGAAGAGTTTGAAACTGTAACGTTATTAGTTAGAGATAATATTAACCAGACGCCGATTGATATCGAGGCTGACTCCATTGACGTATATGTTCAGAGTGCTAATACCAACAAATACAATGAATTCAATGAGATTGATTCTCTCTTTAATGCTACTAATACGAGTTATGTATTCGAGAAGCGTTTAAACGAGAATGGGTTTTATGAAATAAAATTCGGTAACGGTGTGAATGGTGTCCAGCTCGGTACCGCAGATAAGATCTTTATATATTACTTAAAGAGTGATGGTACCGCTGGTAGAGTTTCTGCTGGTAAGCTAGACGGTAATAATATTAATGTATTTACATCGACACAATTTGAAGCAATATCGCCCGATATATACGAGACTAATGTGCAGGTATTAACACCTAATCTTGCTTCAGCAATAGCATTTACAAATTCTGTTGCCTCAACTAGCCCCGGTGAGATTGAAACAGTTGATCAAATTAAAGAAAATGCCCCTAGAACCTTCTTTGCGCAGAACAGGATTGTAACAAATGATGATTTTCAAGCGTTTATTGAAAAGCGTTATAGTAATATCGTCACTAGTACCACTCTTGTGAGTAATGAGGCATACGTCGATAATGTTATAAAGTATTATTATGATCTAGGTTTAGATAGACCTAACCAAGATTCAAGGTTCTTGTTTAATCAGGTAAAATTCGCTACTACCAATCAGGCTAACCAGGTATACGCTTTCATGGTACCGAAGATAAAGATAGCAGATAGTGATAATAATTTATTTTACTTAACACAGGCGCAGAAATCAGAAATTATTAATACTGCTCGGGTACAGAAGATTATTAACTCCGAAATACAACCAATGGATCCGGTATATGTCGGAGTTACAGTTGGGTTGCAAGATACATTTAATGACAAGCCATCTGTTGATGATATTGAGTACACTGAACTAGTCATACAACGTAAACAGAATAATAGAATTAGTGCGGCACGTATTATAGAAGAAGCTAATAACGTTTTCGAGGAAGCGTTCGACCCGGCAAATCTAGAACTCGGTGGTATAATTAACATTACAGCTATCACTACTAAAATTCTAGCGATTGAAGGCGTCGCAGGGATAAGAACTGTTAAACGTAATGCTGATACTGGTGAAGTAGTTAGAAGTGTACCGTTCTTGAACATATATAACTTCAACGCTGCGTATCCCGATGTCGATATTGAAAGTACAGGATCGAACGTATCATTGCCGTACTTCAAATTTCCGTTCTTATATAGTAGTGATTTGAAGAGTAGAATTAACGTAGAAATTATTGATTAATTATGCCTATAACATCACCAGAATCTCAGATTTATAATTTTGATAGAGATTATAGTACCCTACCACCTATAAACCTACCCGTACGAGTCATCGACCCGTCTACGAGAGAGAGTAAATGGGGAGGTTTATCCGCTATTCCAGGATTTGCAAATGAGCAGTATGTGTTTAGAATCTTTCCTGATTTTTCCGGTACAGATCTTAACGGAATATCTGCTTCAACTCTAGCTGATAGTTATCGGTATTTTATAGACTTAGGTGATGGCACAATATCAACAGACCTCACTGCATCCCACTATTATAAATACCCGGGTGAATATAAAGTTACATTAGTAGCAGTAGATAGTGCATCGAACTTCTATAGCGTTGAGACGCGACCTACTTTCAACATAAGTAACGTTATACCTGATAGATTATTTCTAACATATAAAGAAGGCAGTAGCGCATTGAACTCGACTCTTGAAAATCCAATTATACTGACTAGGTTTAATTCATATCAAAGCTGGCCATCTGTCTCTGCCGATGATGGGTATACTATTAATTTGAGTGTATCGGGTAATAGAAGTAAGACTTTAACAAACGCAGAATATTACA